TAGTATCTAGTAATTATAAGAATCAAATTCTTAAAGAATTATGTAAACCAACTTCTAAATCATTTAATAACATTAGACAAATTATAGCTGACTCTGGTGTTAGTGATTTTGAAGAACTATTTAGATTTTTATTTGAAAATGTAGATAAATATACCTCTACTGAAGCAGGTATGGTTATTATCTATATTGAAGAATATCAATATCATTCTAATTTTAGAATTGATAAAGAAATAAACATAATGGCTCTTATTTCTCGAATATTAGCTGTTATTGAAAAAAGAGTATTATGAGACAATTCCTAAAATTCACTACAATTTGGATTAGCCAAAACTTAGCCATACCTTTCTGGATGGTAGGTCATGTCCATTTAATGACAACTGTGTATCAAGATATACATGAGGTTATTATGAGTATGGGTATGAATATTGTAGTGGCAATAGGATTTATTTTAGACTATAAACAAAACAAAAACAATGAAAAATAATCAAATGAACATTAACTTAGATGTATCTAAGACAACCCCTGTAGAAACTTCAACTGGTAAAAAAGTATGGAATCAAGGAGTTATTATTCGCAAAGTATCTCGCTTTGTAGTTGGAGCTGATGAAGATGCTTTAGTACCAATTCCAGTATTTTATGATGCTGAGACAGGAGAAATTTTGCTTGAGACTTTACCTAAAGAATTAAGAGAAGAATATAAGAATGACAATCTTTGATTGGTTAAAACAAATTACAACTGATAAAAAACCTTGGTCATCTTTTACAAAAGATCAACAAGAATCATTCAATTCTTACATGGTTCATCGGTTTGTAAGTATGTATGAGGGATACACTGAGGTTGCTAATCACGGCCAAAGAATCCCATATCCTGAAAAGGAAAAAACCTACAAGTACTACTGCACCATGTTACCTAAAAGAAATATATTCCTCAAGTATGTTAAGTCTTCTAAAAAAAGACCAAGCAATGATTTATTAAAATACATAGCTGATTACTATGTTGTGTCTCTAGGAGAAGCTGAAGATTTTATTTATCTTCTAAAACGAGAAGGAATAGAACATATTCTTGAAAAATCAGGAGTTGACAATAAGGAAATTAAAAGGTTATTAAAAGAAATTAAATGACAAAAAATAGTGATGTTTATGGAGTCACACATGCTGATTCCTTTATCAAAGCCTTAGAGAAATCTAAACAACAATATGAGAAACAAACCGGGTTTGTTCCTGATTCAATTGTTAATTCTGTTATTAATAAATTTAATGTTCGTGCCAAACAAGGTTACGAAAAATATAACAACACTTTAGATAGAGATGATTTTACAGTACTTGAGTGGATTGAAAATGCTCAAGAGGAATTAATGGATGGAATTCTTTATTTAGAGAAGTTGAAAAAAACACTAGGTGGCTAAAAAGAAAAAAATACCTGCTGTTGTAAAGCAGATTAAGCAGCATAACTTAAGAGAAGTTAATTACGCTTTTGAAAAATCAATTTCATATAGCCAGTTCTCAATGTTTACTGCTTGTCCTCATAAGTGGAGTCTCCAATATAAAGACGGTTATTACCACTCTGAATCGTCTATTCATATGACATTCGGAACTTCGTTACACGAGGCGTTACAACATTATATAACGACTATATACGATGTTAGTGGCGCTGAGGCGGACCGTATCAATATAGAAGAGTATTTTGAGGAGCGTTTTAGAGAAAACTATTTAAAAGATTATAAATCAAATAAAAATGTTCATTTCTCTGATTCAATCCAAATGAGGGAATTTTTTGAAGATGGATTAGCCATTATAAATTTTATTAAAAAGAATCGAGGAGGTTATTTTGGGAAACGAGGATGGTATTTAGTAGGATGTGAAGTTCCTATTACATTAAATCCCCACTCAAACTATAAAAATGTATTTTACAAAGGATATTTAGATGTAGTTTTATATCATGAACCAACTAATAAATTTAAAATTTTAGATATTAAAACATCTACTAAAGGTTGGGATGATTATAACAAAAAAGATGAAACCAAACAGATGCAGTTAATTTTATATAAAAAGTTTTTTGCTCAACAATTTAATGTTTCTGAAGATAATATTGATGTAGAATTTTTTATAGTAAAAAGAAAAGTATGGGAAGATTCACCATACCCTATATCCAGGGTACAAGAGTTTAAACCAGCAAGTGGTAAAGTAAAAATTAATAAAGCAACTAAAGCTATTACTTCATTTATAGAAGAAGTATTTAACTATGATGGATCTTATAAAGATAAAGCATATGAACCTAACCCTTCTAAGTTTAATTGTATGTTTTGTCCTTTTAAAGAAGATAAAAATCTTTGCAATAAAGGGTTTACCTTCACATAATCCACATATATTTATATACGTTATCAATTAAATAAAAGCTATGACAAATAAAAAAGATATGACATTAACCTCTGTGAAAGTACAGAGTGAGTTATTTGACAATTTCAAAATTGCTTGTGTTAAGTACAAATTTTCTTTACAAAAGCTTGCTGACCGCACTATTCATTTATATCTTACAGATGAAGATTTTAGAAAAAAAGTACACAGTCACAATAATTTAGAAATTAAAGATTAAAAAAAATTATGAATTCAAGTTTTGCTTATCTTCCTCCTGAAAAGAGGAAAAAGATTATGCTTATTACTGATGACATTAGAGTTCCCTCTGGTGTTGCTGGTGTAGGTAGGGAAATTATTTTACACACTTGTCAACATTTTAATTGGGTCAATATTGGCGGTTCAATTAAACATCCAGAACAAGGTAAACGTTTTGATCTTTCACCATCAACTAATGAAGCAACAGGTTTAAAAGACGCTTCAGTTATTCTTTATCCAGTTGATGGATATGGAAACCCAGATTTACTTAGACAGTTAATAGAATTAGAAAAACCAGACGCGTTAATGTTAATTACAGATCCACGTTATTTTGTTTGGTTGTTTCAAATGGAAAATGAGATAAGAAAAAATATTCCTATTACTTATTTGAATATTTGGGATAATTATCCTGCTCCTTTATATAATAAACCATATTATGAAGCATGTGATTTATTGATGGGTATCTCAAAACAAACTGTGAATATTAATAAAATTGTATTAGGAGATAAAGCAGATAAAAAAATTATTAAATATATTCCTCATGGATTAAATCATGAAGTGTTTAAACCTTTAGATAAAAATGATCCTGAATTAAAAAAGTTTAAAAAATCTTTATTTAAAGATAAAGAATATGATTTTACTTTGTTATTTAATTCTAGAAATATTCAAAGGAAACGTATTCCTGATACTATATTAGCTTGGAAATATTTTATTGATTCTTTAACTGTTGATGAGGCTAAAAAATGTGCTTTAGTTCTTCATACTGAACGAGTAAATAATCATGGTACTGATTTAGAAGCTATTATTGAATTGTTTTGTGATGATGAAAAATATAATATTCTATTCACTGATCAGATAACAAAACTATCTCCTGAACAAATGAATCTACTATATAATAGTACAGATGCTCAGATTTTATTAACATCAAATGAAGGTTGGGGATTAAGTATAACTGAAGCTATTTTAGCTGGTAATCCTATTATTGCTAATGTGACAGGTGGAATGCAAGACCAAATGAGATTTGAGGATGATAAAGGAAATTGGTTCACACCTACTACTGAAATTCCTTCTAATCATAAAGGAACTTATAAAAAACACGGTGGTTGGGCATTTCCAGTATTTCCATCTACCAGAGTATTACAAGGTTCTCCCCCAACACCTTATATCTGGGATGATGTGTGCAAATCAGAAGACGCTGCTAAACGAATTAAAGAAGTTTATGAATTAAGTCCTGAAGAACGTAAAACTAGAGGAATGATGGGAAGAGAATGGGCTGTAGGAGATGAAGCTGGATTCACAGGTGAGGGACAGGGTAAAAGAGTTATTGAAGCTTTTGATGAATTATTTGAAACTTGGACACCAAGAGAAAAATATGAATTAATAAATGCTAATGAAGTTGAAAATAGAATTTTAAATCACGAATTGTTATACTAATGAAACCGTTATTTGTAATAAGTTGTCCTTATGATACCTACAGTGGCTATGGTGCTCGCTCAAGGGACTTAGTTAAAGCCATTATTGAAACAGATAAATATGAGGTAAAATTAATACCTCAACGATGGGGTTCTACTCCGTTTGGTTTTTGTAAAAATAATCCTGAATGGGGATTTTTATATAAACATAATCTTATCCCAACCCAACATAATCCTCAACCTGATATTTGGATGCAAATTACT